GGTTGTCTAGGGGAGTCCACACGGCGTAGGTTGCCGTTCCCTGGTAGGGGGCAGCCCATTCGAGATCCGTCCCCCCCGCGTTGACGGTCAGCACCTGACCGGCGGTGCCACGGGCAAGACGAACCGCAGTGTCGGCGGCTGACCCCACGGCAAGATCACCGGCAGCATCCCAGATCGTGTCGGTCGCCACGCTGCCGGAACCGCCGGAAGCAGCAGCCCACTTCAGCCCGGTCGCCGTCGAGGAATCGACGGTAAGAACGTGGTTGTTGGTGGTTCCAACAGCAAGTGCAACGCTTTCGGTTCCATTGTGGACAACAAGATCGCCCTTGCTTCCGGTGGGTGCCAAGGCATCAAACGCAGCGGTGGCGGTAGTCTGTCCGGTTCCGCCCTTATTGATCGGGACAGTAGACTCCGTAGCGACGGTACCCAAGCCAAGACTAGTACGGGCATCACTCGGCGACTCGTTCTTCCACAGGCTGGTTGCACTCTCATAGACGAGAAAGTGATTGTTGGCCAAGGTGTCGGTGTCGATCAGGACATCGTGAAGTTCGCCGAGTTCCGAGTAGTTGATGACCTTGACGTAGACCCGACCTGCAGAGCCGTTACTGGCGTTGACCACCCATCCCAAGAAGACCCCGTGGGCGGGCTGGGGGGGTCGGGTAGTGGTGAGTCCACCGGTAGTCGTACTCAGCCACAAGGCCGCACCGTTGGCGAACGAACCAGTCGGTACATTGGACAGCCCGGTTAGTTCACCGGCTATCATCATGTACCCGTCGTTGGTCGTGATCGAGGTGGCGGCAATGCCGATGGTGCCGGTAGAGGTGGCCTCGGCGGATGCATCAGCAAGTTCGACCTGAAGATGGGTACCGACTGATCCGGTGATTCGAACGACTTCGCCCTTGTTGATCGTACCGCCAGACGCCTTGCGGACGGCATGCATGATGGCCTCGTTCACGTTGGACGAGTACGTTCCGGTCGTGACCGTAACGCCCGCAAGCGAGCCGCCGGTGATGGCCACGTTATTGGCCGCCTGCGTGGCGATGGTGCCGAGACCCAAGGTGGTCCGCTGGGCCGCGGCGTCGGCGTCGTCGAGAAGGGCCCGGCCCGCCGCAGTGCAAGTGATTTCTTCAACGTCACCGGAACTGGGGGTGGCCCGACCAAGCAACTTGTCGGTGGCGATGTTCTGCATCTTGGCGAACGTCACCGCATCGTTGGCGATGGTCGTCGTGTTGCCGTTGGCCGAGGCGGTCACGTCGCCGGTCAGGGCGGCACGCTCGAACGCAACTTGGCCGCCGGTGGCCCAGTTGGCAGTGACCGATGTCGAGTCGGTGACGACACGCTCGGCGGTAAGGGTGCCGTTGGCGGTCTTCACCAGATAGTCGGCGTTGGTCGGGGCACCGCCACCGGTGATCAGCACGCCACCAGCGGTCGATCCGTCACCGACGTAGAGTTTCTTGTCGTCGGTGGTGTACAGGGGCTCGCCGACCACCGGGGTGATCGCGGTCCGTTCGGCTTCGGTTCCACGCCTAAGTTGTAGGGGCATTGAAAGTTCCGAGGTCGAGGTTGTTCAAGGGAGCGGTGAAAGTGCCGAAGTTGAGGTCGTTGGTCGGTGCCGTGAACGTACCGAAGTCATACAAGTTCCCTGCGGCTTCCCCAACCACCAAACAATACGCGAAGACTTCAGGAGTCAACAAGCAATACGCGAAGCACTCGTCATTGATCAGGCAGTAGCCCGCCGGTTGGCCGAGGCCTTCCCGGACCACCGGGACGGCCACGGAGAGCCCGAGGGCCGTCGGGGGTACTGAGACCGCCAGAAGACCGAACAAGACGCTCGGAGACACCACGGCGTGGCTCAGGACCGGCGCCCCCGGCTCGAGGGCGATCCCACCAAGGTCGAGGGAGTCCAGAGAGGGCACCGAGGACGTCACCGAGGACGAGTCGGGGGCGATCGTGCGGTCGGTACCCACCAACGGGTCGGGTACCGTGAAGGTCGACTGACCCGGGTCGGGTAAGATGAACCAAGTCACCGAAGCGGACGCTGCCGGGCTCGAAAGGTTGAACTGAACCGGGTCGGGCGTCCGGGTCAAAGGCTCGAGGGCCACCGTCACCGACGGAGCAACCAAGGGAAACGCCGTGGCGTCTGTCCCTGTCGGACCGATCAACTGGTTGATGTAGACCGAAACCGACGGAACCGGGAACTTGATCTTGGCAATCGACGCAAGCGTCTGAGTGAAGTTCTGACCAACGCCGAGCGTGACGATCGTCACCGACGGCACCGACAAGTTGACCGACCGGGTCTGCGGCGAGACCGTCAGCACCATCAAGGTGGACGGGACGCTCGAGGTCAGGGACGCCGGGCTCGGCGTGACCGTCTTGGTCCCGAGCGTCAAGACCGGCTCGACCGGCGAGATGAAGAAGTAAGCGTTTCCGGGTATCAGCGTCGACAAGGGATCACCCGAACTGGATGATTCCCTCGGCGTTCCACTGGATCGTCACGTTGCCACCGTTGGCCGTGAACGGGAAGCCGCCGGTGTCGACGTACGCGATCGGAACGTTGCTCGAGTCGGCCCCGACGTGCTTGTACACCACCAGACCCTTGACCTGACGGGTTCCGGCCCCGAGGCTAGTCCACGTGATGTCGGCAGCGTCGAATTCAGCCCGGTTGTTGGCCGCGTCCTCGTTCACCACCTGCGACGAGAGGGTGATGCGGCTGTAGTTCGCACCGTCCATCTCGTCGAGAGTCGTGAACCCGGACAGCGTGTTGACGTCGTCCTCGGTGTGGACGGTCGTGTTGGTCATCACCAACATCGCCTTGATCGTGGCTCCGCCAGTGCCGAAGTCGATTTCGCCCTCGGCGATGGCTCGCTTGGCCTCGTTGTAGATGAAGTTGGCCATCTTTGTTTATCCAACCGGGGGGCGACACCCCATTTACGTACGTCGCAAAGAGACTCTTAGGAGAACACCAGCCGCTCGACTTTGGAACGCTTCCCGCGGTACAGGAACGCGGGTGTGCCCTCACCGAGCCACGCCCCTTCTACGTTGAACAGGAACCACTCTTCGGCCTCTTCGGTCGTCATGCCCGACGAGTCACACAAGACGCCGATGACCTTGTCCACGTCGTACACCACGACCGGTGGCTTGCCGCACCGTTGAAAGTGCCCGACGATGGCCTTGTCAAACGCCTTCTCGAGGAAGATGGTCTTGTCGGCTTGAGTCTTCTTATCCATGGTTCACGCGGAGTAACCGCCGTGCTCGACGGCTGAAGGACCGTTGTAACCGTACTCGGACAGGCTGTCGCCGGACGTGTGCAAGTGTTTGGCTCGAGTCGTGGCACTGATCACGTGAAAGTCGTCTCTACCGTCGGCGTGGTTGTTAGCGTAGTTTTCCGAGATCGTCACCCAATCACCCGGGTTGATGACGTTCACGTGCTTCGGGACGGCCCGGTAGATCGTCACCGCGGCGTCCGGCTTCCCCCTCGTCCTCTTGATGTGAAAGGTGGACTCCACGTCGTAACTGGTGGCCGGTCGCGAGTCGTGGTAGAAGTGCGGGTGCGTGTAGACGTCGTCCGGGTAGATTTGAGTCAAGTCGTGCAGAGGAGCACCATGCTCTGGGCCCGGAGGGCGATGTGAACCACCGTAGTCGTCGGTGTACACCTCCGACCAGTACCTCTCGAAGTCTTCGAACGTGCAGTGCCGGACGATCTTCGGGTCGTAGACCTTCGTGGCCTTGCGTGTGTTAGCGGTGGCCCCGGTGATCCTCGTGGCGGTGGCGACGTGGTCGGGAAAGTGCCTCTTCAGCACGTTCGCCATCTCACGGATCGAACCGGGGGCGGCTGGTTTGGTCTTCACGTCAATTTCGTACTCGCCCATCCCGTTGGTGTCACTGTCGGGGAGGTCGTCGGCGTCGTAAGGCTTGAAAGACGACACAGATAGTTCAAACGTTGGTTTGAAACTCGAATGCTTCACGCTCGCATTCCACTGGGTGACGGCGTGGTGAGGTTCGTCGGGGACGTGGTAGAACCTAGCACCGCTCTGATGGAATGCTGCACCCACGACGGTCGAGTTTCCGCCTTTCTTCCTGAATGCCGGATAAGCCAAAGGCAGGCTGTCTGGCGTGAAGGAACCAACTTGATGGTGCGGAATGATGCGGTCGATCTTGCCAAAGTCGGACAAATGACCGGCGTCCACCCAACCAACGTGCTCATAATCTGGGCCGAAAGCCTTTATATGGTCACCAACCATGTGCGAAGAGTTGCGGGCGTCGTGAGTCAGACTACCCGGCGGACGGCCCAAGTAACGCTCGATTTCGGACGCGGTGAACCTCGACATGTCAAAGCCGGGGTGGTTCCAGAGTGGAGTTGGATGAGTGTCAGGACTGTAATTCACTTGAGCCCCGCGAGGGCCTTCACGACCCGGTCAAGGTCTCCGTTCGGGATCATGACGTCGTGGCTGTGCCCGTCGGACGGCTGACACCGGAACTTGCGGACCTCGTGGTAGTGGCCGTCGGGGCCCTTGTCGGTCTCGCCGTTCCCGGTCGAGTCAAGCGTCGCCACGTGCCGGTGGGGGTCGCCCATGCCGCCGGTCGAGAGGGAATAACGCTGCTTACCGCGAAGGTGGTTCGAACTGGCCCGGTACACCACGTCACGCATCTTCTCGATCCCCTCGGGGCTCGAGAGGTCGACGTAAGACATCGGGGAACCCTCGCCGTTGCTTTGTTCCGGGCTCCCGTCTTGACCCATCATCATGGCCTGCGGAACCGCGAGGAGCGTCTCCCCGGGCTTGGCAGTACGGAAGCCGGTCTTCTCGGTGATCATTTCAGCCGTTACGTCGAACCCGAGCGACTGAAGCAACTGATACGCCTCGAGGATCTGGAGCGAACCCGGGTTTGTCTCGTCGATCGGCATGTCGAACTTCGGGAAGAGTTCGGGCGGGATCTTGTTGAGGGCACCGATCACCGGCACCAGTTCGGTGTTGATCGTCTCGATGAGGCCTACGCGGTCGAACTCGGTGATCCGCCCGAACGTCGTCCGCTCGTGCACTTCGCCGAGACTCTGACTGCCGACGTCGCCCTGATCGATGATCAAGGTCGAACCGAGGATCGCCTTCGACAGTTGGCGGTCCATGTACTCGATGAAAGACAGGTAAGTCTCGGCGGGTGCCCGCGTCGCTTCCTTGACCTCGAGGTCCCACTCCTCACCGGACGGATACGCGAGTTCCTCATCCTCTTGGTAAGCCTCGAGCAACTCGAGGGCGACCGAACGGGCGTCGGGGTTCTTGTACGGATAACGGGCGACGAGCACGCCCGAAGACAATCGTTGCAACCACCGTGTGTACAGGTTGAGGACGACGGTCTTGAAGTAGTAGTTTGGGTAGATCGAGTCCTCGAGGCCCTGACCCCAGTAAATCCGGCCCTCGTCTTGCGGGTTCCGATACGAGCCGCCGCTCGGGTTGTAGACGTGCTTGACGAATTGCCACGGGTGCACAAGGTCGCCGTAGAATACGTTGTGCCGCGTGAGCAGGGCGAGTTGGCCCGTCTTCGAGAACACGAAGCGGTCCTTGTAACACGGGTACATCCGCCCGATCCCGAGCGTGTAGTCGTCCTCGTTCAACTTCCAGAGGACTTCCTGAATCGTGATCCCGTCGAGGATCGCGTCCAGCATGTTGTTGAGCGCTTCGGTCTCGCGGTACTGTTGCTTCCAGAGCCTCGAGAACCGCTCGGCGACCAACTTGGCCCCGGGTGTGCTGTTTGCCGGAACGAACTCCCGGCGAAGTTGAATCGTCGCCAACTTGCGGACGTTCAAGCACCCGAGGATCTGGAGATCCTGTCGCATCCGGTTGGCGACGTCGGGATCGCGAAGCCGCGCCCGGCTCGGATCGTTCACGAGGTCGATGAAGTTCGCGAACAGCGTGTCGAAGTGGGCAGACCGGTGCCCGACGGCGAAAGGCCGCTGGGGGCGCACGACCATTTGCATGCCTTCGTACGGGGTCGGCGTCTCGAGCCGGTACTTCTCGGCCCTCGCCTCCCTCGCGGCACCGCGAGACTGGGAAGCCATGATCGGTGCGTTGAATCGGTCCATGATCTCGCTCATTACATTGTCCTCAAGGAACCGCACTGGACCGTTTGCCATACTCGGTGGTCGCAGTGTGCGACGTGTTACCGGGCTCCAAGAGGTGCCATTTCAGGTCCTCCCGGAGCGACTTCTTTACATCCGCGTTGTTGACGAGCGACTTATCTACCGGTAACAAGCCCTTGGTCATCAAGTTGATCGACTCGGGGTTGGTGCCTCTCGGACCCATCTTTTCCTGCGTCATCTCGTTGGCTTGGTCTCTGGTGACGAACTTACCTTCGTGAGTCATGAAACCATCACCCCAATCGTCCCACGCCTCCGGAATCCAATCACCGGCGGCTTCTGCAGCGTCACGAGCAGCACCGTGCCACGTACCCTCGTAAATCTTGCCGTCCTTGGTGCGGATGATCGCCGCAGAGCGGAACATGCCGTCCGAGTAACGGTCCAACTCGCCTAAGACTCCGAAGAACTCATCGTCGGAATATTTAATGCCCTTCCGCTCGAGGTGTTCCTTCAACTTCTTCTTGAAACGATCGCCTAAGCGACCCGATTCCGCAACGGATTCGTCCAAGGGCAAGTGACCTTTGACCATCAAAGTCGTCGACTCCGGATAAGTCTGAGACAATTTATTGGCCTGATCACGATTGACAAACTCGCCACCTTGAGTCACGAATCCGTCTTCGTACTCCGCCGGGTTATGCCACGGATCGTCACCATGGCCCGCGTCACTGGCAACTTGCCTCGCCGCCTCATGCCAAGTGCCCTCAAACACTTGACCGGTCTTCGTGTGCTTGATCGCCGCGGACCGGAACATTGAGTCGACGTGACGGTCTACCTCGTCGAGGTAGTCGTAGAAGTGACGGTCGGGGTCATCGATCCAAGGCCCGAAGGATTCCTCCCGGGCGATCCTTTCCCCTCGCTTCCGCGCCTCGGCCCTCTCGTCCATCTCCACCAGTCTCTTCTGCGCTCCCTTAAGCCCGGGGTGCGAATCGATGGCACTTTCCAGATTAGCCTTCGCCCCGGGCGTCAGCATTCCGGCGTTCGCGAGTGAGAGAGTCTCCCCCCGCGTGTAGTCGCGCTCGGGCTTGGCCTCCCTCACCTCGGCGGTGGCGCGGTCCCGGTCGTGAAACTCCCCGCCCTCCGTCATGAAGCCGTCGTCCCACATGAACGGATTGTGGGCGTCAGGATGTCCGGCCTGAGCGGCGGCGTCGTGGGCCATGACGTGCATAGGACCCTCGAACACCTGACCGGTGTTCTTGTGATAGATGGCTGCGGACCGGTAAGCGTGCCGGTCTACGACGTCGAGGCCAAGGTAGAAGTCCACGTCGTCGGACATCGTTTGGAACTCTTTCACGCCATGTCGGGAGCGGTTCTGGCGTAATGATTGACCCAGACGTCCGAGACGCCACCTTCCGTCATTTTCTTAGCGGCTTCATGGATCGCCTCGGGGACGGAAAGATGGGGTGCACCCTTGTGCACCTCCGCGGCAGCGTCGGCAAGGGTCCGGGTGTAGTCCCCGTGGAAATACTTACCTTGAGTCAAGTGGTAGTATGCGGCGAGCGCGGGGTGGGTGTTTTCACCAGTCGACAAAGCCGTCCACGACGGGTGCTTCTGAGAAGTCGACGCGTACCGTTGGGCCTTGATCCGCTCGAGGTCGGCCCGGTACCGGGAACCGGCGGACTCGGGCACCGACGAGAACGCATTCACGAACCCAGCCGCCTCCCCGCCGATCTTCCGGATCACGTTCGACGGGTCTGGAACCGGACCCATCTTGGACGGACCGGCACCGGCGGCAGTCTCGCCCGCGGCCTTGGTCGCCTGACCGGTCGCAGAGGGAGCGGCAGCCCCGCCGGTCGCAGCACCACCGGCGGAACCCCCGGCGGCACCAACAGCACCACCGGCAGCACCTGAACCGCCCGCTGCGGCGACAGCGGGGAGAACGTACTTGAAGTAGTAATGACCGAGGTTCATTGCACCCCCTTCATGAAGTGCGCGTGAGCCTTGGACGCGAATGCGACCAATGGGTTTTTCTTCTGAGTCCATCCCGAGGCACGTCCGAAGACAGGACTCTTGTGGCTTCGAGCGTTGCGGTACCAGTTCAGATCAGCGTCGTCAGGGATGCCAAATCCGTCCTCGCGGTCCGAAGCGTAGACGGGGACGATGGGGCCGTCTGTGGAATCCCCAACCGCCACGACGTCGTGGCCGTCTTTGTGGGAGGTCCCCTTTGGGTGGATGGGGCCGACCTTGTTTGGAGACCACACCACAGTGTGGCGATCCTGACTCGATTTGTCGATGGCGTGTGCGGCGAAGTACCCCGTGCCTTCATGTTGGTAAACCGGAACGGTCCCCTTGCCCGGGGAAGAGGACAACTGCCGGGGCGGTCGAGCCGGGTTGCCATCTTGGGAACCGTGCACGAAACCCTCCGAAACGTGTCCGACCAGACGCATTCCCCCCTTGCCACCGGCATGCCGATCGATCAAGTCCAAACTACGGTAAAAGTATCGGTCGTCCATTGTGTTCATCCTGTGACTTCGTCCCAGAGGGACCGCTTGGCCCTCTTCATGCGAGTAACTACGCGGCTGACGCCGAAGTCGTCTGCTGCTGGTTTCTGCATCGGCTGACCCCTAAGGATCGATTCCGGATTGGCGAAAAACCCACCGAGCGGGTCCTGACCGGCGATCCAGTCGTAGACGTGAGCATGAAACTGGTGGTCCACGGACTTGATCCAATAGTACCGACCGTCGCCGTCTTGAGCCCTTACGGGTGAAGTCAACTCGGTCACGTACCGACCGTCGAGAAGACCTCCGAAGTTCGGCGGCTCGATCACGTCTCGCCTGACGTAAGCCTGAAACACGTGGTCCATCGCCTCGGTCCGGTCGACCGTGACATACCGTTGCTCGCCGTTCGCCTCGTTCGAGTTCCACGTGAGACTCTTGACGTTCTTACCCTCGCTCGCCTTGTACTGACACCGCCAGACCCGGAATGGGGCCCGGGCCTGAAAGTCAAGGCTGAGACGCTGCTCGGGCATGGCGTCGATGACCGCTACCGCCACCCGGTAGTTCTTGCCCACCTCGATCGCCTCCTCGACGGTACGCAACTTGCCGCAATACACGAGTCTGCGTCGGACCCGCCCGGTATCATCCACCACGAAGTCCGAGATCCGGACGTCGAGCGTACTTCCGACGTCGATCCCCATGGTGCAAGGACCGCGGACGGTGCCGGGAGCGGGCAGCAGGTACTGATCGACGCATTCACCGAGCAGGCGTTCGTTCAATCGGTTGCCGGTCCCGCCCTCGTAACACTCGCCGAGGTCGCTGTTGACGAACACTTGAGTGGCGAGTTCGTTGCCCACCGCCTTGCGGAAGGAGAACCAGAGTCCGTCGATGTCGTCGAGCAGGCTGTTCATCCGGCTGATGTGGTAGCCGCTGACCGGGGAAAGCGGGTCGCCGGTCGGCCTCCACCCGGTGACGTCCCGCACCCGGTCGATCATCGCCCCGCACTTGAGGCAACACGCCTCGACCTTGTCGTTGACCTTCAGCCTCGGCTCGTAGTCGGAGATCACCGAGCCCGAATATACCGGACGGGCTACGTTCTGCCACCAGTCGAGCGGTTGAAGGAGGCCGCACTCGTGGCACCGGTAGTGCATCTTCTTGGCGTCGGAATGCTGGAACTCCCAATCGAGGTTGTGCCTGCTCTCGTTGCCTGCTAGCGTCGGGTTGCCGAGGACCGTCCGGAACCGATACGGGGACCCCTTGGTCCGGTCCATCGCGAAGGCAACGCCGGTGGGCTCGCACTGGTCGAACTCGTCCACGTAGACCACGTCGGCGGGGAACTCCTTGAACTCGACCATCGCGTGGGACGCACCGAAGCGGATCGTGCCGCGACCGAGGTGCTTCAGCAGCACCGAGTCCGCCGACCCGATGCTCGTGTGCTTCATGTGCTGGTAGAGCGGCACCTGCGAGATGCACCGATCGATGCGGTTCGGGACGAAGATGTTCCGCGTGTCCTGAGTCGGGAGGACGTAGAACACGCCCAGACCGCACAGACAATCGGCGAGGGCCGAGCAGATAAAACCCTCGGTCTTGCCAGTCTGCACTGCCGACTTGATCACCTTGTACGGACTGGGGTCCGCCAAGATGTCGAGCATGTAGAAGAAGTCCTCGAACTGCATCGCCTCACCGCGGACGTTGCGGTGATGGTTCAGGGCGAGGTCGAGCGTCGTGTCACGACGGGCCAGAGCCACCCGGGCCCGTCGCGTCGAGCGGGACTCCGAGGCGACGGAGACCGCTGTCGACGACGTCCCGGAGGCTGTCGTTGACCCGACCGATGCGGGAGCGGATCGCCGCGACGTGGATTTCGAACTGGTCGTCGCCTTCGTTCTCATCGCGAACCTCGAGGAGTTCCTTCTCCAGACGGATCAACTGCAGGAGTTCATTCACGGCCACCTCGTCCTTACCCTCGAGGCGTTCGAGCCACGTGTCGATGGACCGGCTGACCGCCCGGGCCCGCCGGACCTTGGACGCGGCGAACTCATCGGTAAGTTGCTTCCGAGCCTGCTCGGTGACGTCCCGCCAGAAGTCGCCCCTCTTGTCGTGCCAACGCTCGCGGTGACACCTCTGGTACATCGTCGCCGGGTGCACTTGATGTTTCTTCGCGAGTTCTTGGATGGTTATCGGACCCTCGCTCTGCACGAACTCCGAGCGAATCAGTTCCCACGGAATGTTCTTGACCAGTCCAGTCTTGTCCATGACTACCCCTACGAATCCCGTCATACGGGGTTTGACGGACATTTGCCCTAACGGATACCTTACGTCACGTTAGACCTTTCACGAAATCACGTCAAACCACTTGACAAACGTTCGTGGGTGTGTTTTACTTCCCCCGTCGCCAATTCCGGCGACCAAGGAGACCCCACCATGGACAAGACTTACAAGATCGTGCTCTTCGTCGACGGCAAGAAGACTTACACCCGCAAGGCGACCAACTCGCCCACGCGGGGCCGCTACACGTGGGTCGTCGTGAACGGTTGCAACCCGACCAAGATCCTGAACGCCTCGGCCAAGGGCGAGTTCGCGGCGAGCATCACGACGTCGCGGCCCGGCTACTACCCGGTGTTGCTGCCGGTGACGTACGTCGAGGACGGCGTCGGGCACGTGCTCTTCGACTCGCACCTCGACGGCTACGACTACGAAGGATGCCGCACGTTCCGCACCTCCCGGACCGAAGACGGCGGAATGAAGTTCACCCCGGTCGCTCCGACCGCCTGACCTCTCACCCTACCGGCCCGGTCGCGGAAACGCGACCGGGCCGATTCACCGCGACAATTCCGCCGCGGCTTCACAAGGAGACCGTGATGACTGACATCGAAAAGGCAATCGGCATTCTGGACTACGCGGCAAAGGAACAGCGGAACCGCACCCTCGGAAACCTCAGGCAGTTGCGGCACGAACTCGGCACCGTGATCGCCCGCATGGAGGACGGTTGTCACGACTTCGTCGGTTTCTGCGGGCTCGTTGACACGCTCGCGATGGCAACCAACATGAATGCCCGACGCCAGAGCACCGAAAACGCGATCCGCATGCTCCGCGACACCGTCACCGACTGACCGAAAGGAGACCAAATGTCACTCTCAGAAGCGTTCCGAGCCGTCTGCACCGAAGCCGAACCCGCCGACCCACACTACGTGTCGCTCTACGTCGAGAACCGCTGCTACGGTGGCCCCGAGGAAGGAGGATGGTACTACGACCGCCGCACGCTCGAGTCGAGCCAGTGGTACCCGACCCGCGAACTGGCCGAAGCGGCAATGGCCGAGATCGAAAAGAAGGCCAAGGAACTGACCCGCGACGCGAGCACCCAATACGGTCGGGCGATGCAGGAACAGGTCGACTGGTGCGAGGCCCGCGGACTCGACGCCGACTACCTCGCCGAAAACGACGGGGCCGACGAATACGTGGTCCGCATCGAGAAGACCAAGGGCGAGTGGATCATGACCGAAGTCCCGCACTACGAGTGAAAGGACACCATGGACGCAATCGACATCGGCATCTGCATCGTGGGCGGCATCCTCCTCTTGGGGGGTGCCGCCCTTCCGTTCCTCGTGGAGTACGGAACTCGCCACGGACTGGTGAAGCGGGGTGACGAGTGAAGATCGACTTCCATCAGGCTGAGCGTTGGTTCGGGGAGGCCATCTGGTTCTGGGCCAACCGCTACAAGAACCGCCTCAACACCGCCGAGGACCTGTACCACGAGATCCTCATCCGCGTGGTCGAACACGACTGGGAGGAGCGGAACACGTACTCGGTGAACCTCGAGCGGACGATCCCGGTCGACCCCGCTCACGTGCTCACGTTCGTCCGGTCCCGCACCATCGACATGATTCGCCGCGAGCGACGGGCACCGACCGGCGACGTGCCCACCTTCGCGGTCGACCGGTCACAGGGAGACGTCGACCCGCCGCGGATGCTCCGGGACATGTTCCCGGAACTCAACGACGCCGACGTCACCATCCTCGTCGAGATCGCCACGCCCTCGGCCCGGACGATCGCTCTCGCGACCGTCGAGCAGGACGAGGCGAAACGCGACGCCCGCAACGGTGCCCTGCGGATGAACGTCAACGGGGCCCCGAGGATCACGCAGGCTCACGTGGCCCGGTCGCTGGGAGTGAGCACGAGCCGGGTCGCGCTCGCGGTCCGACGTGCAACCGCACTGCTTGAGGTCTGACCGGGGCCGAGGACCGGACCTTATTCACGAGTTCACCCATGAGGGCCCCGCCAAGATCGGCGGGGTCCTTTTCATTTCCACGCCAGAGCACCGGGAACGCCTTCAACCCGACCGACCGCATCTCAGCCGCCGCCTGCACCGCCTTGTCTTCCGCGTCCGGGTCGAAGAGGACAAACACCCGCTCGGGGCTGAGACTGGACAGGGCGAACAGTTGGGACCGGCTGACGGTGGACCCGCACACCGCGACGCTCGAAGGAGTGGCGAGGTGATCGAACACGCCCTCGACCACGAAGACGTCTCCGACCGGCTTGGTAACGTGCACCCCGTACAGGGGCTTCTCCTCACCGAAGTCTACCGTCTTGGGCTCCTGTGACCCGAGGGCCCTGCCCATCGCCCACGTCAATCGGCGATTCTCCCAATAAGGGAACCAGACCCGACCGTCGAACGGCTTGACGCTGAGCAGGTACCGGGACACCTGCCCCTCAGTTACTCCCCGACCGGCGAGGTACTTCCGGGCCCTGAGCGTCGGAGAGCCCGCGGGAGCGATCCCGGACGCGAGGGGATACAGATGGCCCCCGAGGTCGACGGACGC